GGTGGGCTTTAACCAGCCGTTCCAGTCGCCTACCGGCGCGCGGCTGAACTACCCCGGCGACAAGACGCTGGGCGCTTCCTGGGCCGACCTGGCGAACTGCCGGTGCACGGTCTCCTATCGAGTGACCTGGAAATGACCGACATCCACGACCGCGGCCGGGCCATGGCCATCCGCATGCTGGCGCCGCGCCCGAAAGGGAAGGGCATGGCGCTGGTGCTCACCCAGTCCACGGTCGGCACCTACGACCCTGTCGCCGGCGGCTCGGTCACCGGCTCCAAGGCCTACGACGGCTCGGGCCTGCGCTACAGCTACACCCAGGATGAGATCGACGGCACGGCGATCCAGCAAGGCGACGTGAAGCTGCTGGTGTCGCCCGTGCAACTGGCCGGCGCCGATCTGCCGAAGCCTGTCACCGGCGACGCCATCCGCTTCGACGGTGTGCTCTACCGCGTGATCAACGTGGAAGCCTGGAACTTCGCCGGCGTCGACTGCGGTTACGAGGTCCAGGGGAGGGCGTAGGCCATGGGCAGGCAGCACCACATGACGGCGCGCTATGGCGACCTGTCCGGCGACTTCGAGGCGGATCTGGATCAGTTCCGGCTGCAGGCCCTGGCCGCCATCGAGCAGACCATCCGGGACATCGTCATCCAGATCGGCGAATCGCTGATCAACCTGAGCCCGGTGGATACCGGGCTGTTCAAGGCGAACTGGCAATTCACCATCGGCACGCCGGCGAACAGCAGCCTGATCGCCACCGACAAAGAGGGCGAGGCAACGATCGCCAAACTGCTCGCCGCGGTGAACGCGCTGGAGCCCGGCCAGGTGGCCTACATCGTCAATACCCTGATCTACGCGATCCCACTTGAGTATGGCCACAGCCAGATGGCACCGAACGGCATGGTCCGGCTCACCATCGCCGAATTCGACCGGGTCGTCGCGGACGCCGTAGCGAGGAACACCGTATGAGTCATGCACTGGCACGCCAGGCCATCGAGACCAAGCTGGCGGCCTGGGCCACGGCGAAGGGCATCGGTGTGGCCTATGGCGTCGAGCCATTCAAGCCGCAGGCGGACCAGCCGTACCTGCGCGCCTTCCTGCTGCCGTCCAGCACCACCTGCCGCTACTTGGGCACCGATGCGCTGGAGTACCGCGGCCTCTACCAGATCAGCGTGGTGACGCCGAAGGGCCAGCCGCAGAGCGTCCCCGAGGGCCTGATCGCCGAACTGAATGCGCTGCTGCCGCTGGACTCATTCCTGGACCAGGGCGCATTTGCCGGCCAGGTGGTCGAGCCGCTCGCCCAGGGCCTGGCGATCCCGGAGGACGCCGTCTACACCATCCCCGCCACCCTGACCTACCAGGGCAGCGCCCCGACGTAGGTGCACCATGTCGAACATCATTCCGCTGCCCAACGGCACGACGGTTTTCGTCTCCACCAGCATCAGTGCCGAGACCATGCTGGTGCCGGAGCCATTGGACAGCAGCTGGGTCGAGGTGAAAAAGGTCACCGGCTCCGGCCTGAGCCCATCTGGTGGCGAGGAGAAATGGTCGTCCTACCAGCCGCTCGCTGGCTACGAGGACGTCCGGTTCCCCACCGGTCGCAGCCTCCACGACATCGCGCTGCAGATCCAAGACGACCCCGAGTCGACCCACGCAACGCTCATCACCAGCGCCCGGGACGTCCAGCGCCTGCTGGCCTGGCAGATCCGGCTGCCCTCCGGGGCCCTGATCACGTTCCCGGCCTACGCCACGGGCGGGTACATCCCGACCCTGATCCGCAACGAGCTGCTGGCGGTGACCTTCACCCTCGGCCTCACCGCCATGCCGAAGCGCCGACGCCCGGCCTGAGGCGAACACCCTCCGCCCGGAGGACCCCCCCGAGACAGCCCGCCGAGTGCGGGCTTTTTCATTTCTAGAGAGGACAGCCTCAATGGCAACCCGCATCCCGCTTCCCAACGGCTCCATCATCCAGGTAGCCAACACCCTGTCGGCAGCCAAGACTGTCACCGCGATCACCAACGCGGTACCGGCGGTGGTCAGCTCGACCGCTCACGGCCTGCAAAACGGCGACATCGTCATGCTGACCTCCGGCTGGAGCAAGCTCGACAACCGTGTCGCGCGCGTCGCCGGCGTGACCACCGATACCTTCCAGCTGGAAAAGGTCGATACCTCGAACCTGCAGCTCTACACCCCGAACGGCGGTGCCGGCAGCTTCAGCAAGGTGATGACTCGTTCCGAGATCACCAAGGTGACCGACTTCACCACCAGCGGCGGCGAGCAGCAGTTCCTGACTGTCGGCTACCTCAGCGAGGACGACGACCGCCAGTTCCCCAGCAACCGCAACCCCATGAGCATCTCCATTCCGGTCCAGGACGATCCCGACGCGCCCTACGTCGCGGTAGTCGAGGGCTACCAGGAAGCGAAGCTCGGCACCGTCCTGTTCGTGGTCCTGCCCGGCGGCGGCCTGATCCTGATCCCTGGCTCGATCAGCATCACCCAGCTCCCCACCATGGGCCGTAACCAGCTGATGACTCGCACCATCAGCTTTGCCCTGTCCAGCCGCAGCACCCGCTACACCGCCTAACCGGCGGTGTGGTACCCCCTCTTTCCCTTCGGAGCCCAGTAAATGGCCAAGATCAGCATCAAGCAGAAACCCACCTTCCAGCGCGAAGTCGAGATTCCTCGCCTCGGCGACAAGCCCATCAAGGTGGCTTTCACCTTCAATTTCCATGACCGGGCGAAGGTCGCCAAGATGATCGACGCGGAGATCCTGCACGCGCAGAAAGTTGCCGAGCAGCTCGCCACCAACGGCGTCAGCGCCGCCGACATCGCTACCGAGGTCGAGGAATTCCAGGTTTCCTACCTGACCAAGATCGTGGCCGGCTGGGGCTTCGAGGAGGAGTTCAACGAGGAGAATCTCCGCGAGCTCGTCCGGAACTGGGACGCCATCCCCGCGGCCATCATCAGCACCTACAAAAGCGCGTACCAGGCGGCGCGCGAGGGAAACTGATCGAGGTCGCCCACCTGCTCTACGTGACCACCGCCAGCACCGAACAGCTGTCGGCACTTGGCTTCCTCCCCGAGGACATCGAGGAGGAGGTAATCGAGATCTGGGCGGCCAACGAGCAGTCGTTCGCGGTGTTCGAGGGGATGATGACCCAGTGGCGCACCGGCATGGGCGGGGCCACTGGCCTGGATTACAGCGCCGTGCCGGTGGTCATGGACATGGTCGGCGTGAAGGGCAAGCGCCGGCGCCGGGAAGTGTTCCGGGACGTCAGGGTCATGGAGAAGGAAGCCCTGCGCACCATGGCGGAGAACCGAGAAGACTAAGGCTTGGGGTGAAAGCCACGGCACTTCTTCAGTATCCGCTTTGCCCCTTCGTGCTTGACTATGAAAACCGAATAGGCATGCCCTTGGTGCCCAGTGACGTTCGCGAGCGCATCAATCTTGGCCACCTTTTCAGCATCTGAATCGTCGGACTCATAGATCAGCCGAACAGCCATCAGGAAGTTCAAATAGTCGTTGAAGGCATAGTCGAGCTGACCGATGTCGGACCATGTGTGGATCGACCCGATGTTCCCCTCAGCGTCCGTGGCCAGGAGTGATCCTGCGGGATAGTAGCGGTCGCACCTCAGCGCGTTGAGCTCCTTGTATTTCTCGTCCTGGAAATAGCATTTCGTTCCCACCAGCGACAGGTTGGCGTACGTGTTCCCAAGCATTGCCCGGGGAACGAAGGTGACCTCGACCCGCTTTAAATCCTCCATCGTCACGCTTTTCCTGGTAGCGCGTTTCTGCTCGTCAGTCGTGCGACTGTCCCCACGCATAAACATCCGCAATCGCCAAGACATGAGCTCACTCCTTCCATAGTCATTCCATGGTAGGGGCCGGCAGACGGTCCGGCAAACAAGCCACCTGCCGACGCTATTGGCACACCTACATGACCCGCTCCGGCGGGTTTTTTATTGCCCGGAGAAAAGCATGACCGGACCATCCATCGCGCAGCTCGGCATCCGCGTAAATTCCGAGGAGGCCGACCAGGCCTCTGATGCGCTGGACAAGCTGGTCCAGTCCGGCGCCCGCACCGCCCAGGAGATGGCGGCGCTCAACCTGAAGCAGCGTGAAGCCGCGAAGTCTGCCGGCGATACCGCCCGGGCAATGGGAGAGGTGGCGCAATCCGCCAACCGCGCCAATGCCGAACTGGCTGCGCTGAACCTCAAACAGCAGTACGCCGCCCAAGTCCTGGGTGACCTGGCCAAATCGTCTGGCCTGACTGTCACCGAGCTGCGGGAGCTGAATGCCCAGCAGCGCCAGACCGCACAGCTGCTGCAAAACCTGGGCTCCGTGGTAGGCCAGTCCACGGCCGAAATTCGCGCGATGACCTTCTCGCTGCAGGCCGCCGCCGCGCAGAACCAGGCTGTGGCCTCCACCGCGCCCAAGACCACGCGCGCCATCAAGGAGCAGGGCGATCAGGTCGCGCGTCTGCTCGGCCAGATCGACCCCACTGTCGCGGCCTTGGACCGCCTGGATGCCCAGCAGCGCAAGCTCCAGAGCTTCAAGAAGTCCGGCCTCATCGATGCCGACACCTTCGAGCAGTACAACAGCCGGCTGGAACAGACCCGCGCCGGTCTCGGCACCTTTGACACCCAGCTCGAACGCACTGGCATGTCTGCCAAGGCGACCGCCGCGGCCATGCGTGGTGTCCCTGCCCAGCTGACCGACATCGTCGTCAGCCTCCAGGGCGGCCAGGCGCCGCTGACCGTCTTCCTGCAGCAGGGCGGCCAGCTGAAAGATATGTTCGGCGGCATAGGGCCTGCGGCGAAGGCCCTGGGCGGCTATGTCCTGGGCCTGGTGAACCCCTTCACCGTTGCCGCCGCTGCGGTGGCAGTGCTCGGCGTGGCCTATTACCAGGGTAGCGAGGAGTCCGAACGCTACGCCAAGGCCTTGATCCTTACCGGCAACGTCGCCGGCACCTCGGTGAACCAGCTGGCGGGCATGGCCGAGCGGTTGGCCGACGTCCGCGGCACCACCGGCCAGGCGGCCGAAGCCCTGACCCTGTTGGCCAGCACCGGCAAGGTTTCCGCCGAGAATCTGGAGCGCATCGGGTCCGCCGCGACGTCATTCTCCAGCGCCACCGGCACCGCCATTGCCGACGTGGTCCAGCAATACGCCGAACTCGGCAAGTCCCCAGTGGAGGCTTCGCGCAAGCTCAACGAGCAATATGGCTACCTGACCACCGCGGTCTATCAGCAGATCACCGCACTGGTCGAGCAGGGCCGCACCCAGGAAGCCGCATCGCTGGCGCAACGGACCTTCGCGGATGCCCAGGAGCAGATGGCGACCAAGGTCCGCCAGAACCTGGGGACGCTGGAATCCGCCTGGAACAGCCTGGGCTCCGTGGCCAAAAAGGCCTGGGACGCGATGCTGGGCATCGGTCGCGACACCACCCTCGAAACCAAGATTTCCCAGCTGACCGCGTTCATCGAGAAGCGCAAGAATCTGGGTGGCTACGACAACACCGCCTACGAGCGCCAGCTAGCCACGCTGAAGGAGCAGCTCACCGTTCAGCAACAGCAGGCCGCGGAGCAGGGCAGGCAGCGCCAGAACGAAAACGCGGGCATTGAGGCGGCGGTCAAGGTCAAGGCCCTGACCGAGGCGACGCTCACCAACGAGCAGAAGCGGAACAAGGAGAAGAAGGGGTACCTGGAGTGGGTGCGGCAGATCAAGGCTGTCGACCCGAACTCCGACCTGGTCGCCCAGGCCAATGTGGACAAGGTCCTGGCGAACATCGCCGAGAAGTACAAGGACGCCAAGACCCCGAAGATCAAGGCGCCGGCGCTCGACACCGAATCGCTGAACCAGCTGCAGAACGATCTCAAACTGGTGGTCGGGGAATACGACTCGGCTGAGAAGAAGATCGAGGCCCTGGCCCGCGCCGGGCTGATCAGCCAGTCCGATGCCTACCAGCAGCGGGCTGCTCTGCTGGACAAGGAGCGCGGCAAGGTCGAGGAGGCCTATGGTGCCCAGGTCGCGGCCATCGAGAATCTCCAGGGCCGTTCCAACCTGTCGGCCCAGCAGCGCATCCAGCTGGCCAACCGGCTCAGCGACGTGCAGGCCGCGCAGACCAAGGCGCTCGCCGATCTCGACACCAAGCGGGCCACGCTGCAGACCGAGGAGGAGGGCCGGCTCCGCAAGCTGACCCTGGCCTCGGACGCCTACACAGCGTCGCTCCAGGCCCAGGTGGAAGCGCTGCGCCTGCAAGGCGAACGTGCTGCCGCAGCCGTCGGCATGGGCAAGGACCAGGCCGCACTCTACGACCAGCTCAACCGGCTCAACGATCGCTACATCGAGGACCTCAAGGCGCTCAACCGCCAGCGGGACGAGGGATCGATCAGCGCCGAGACCTACGCCAAGCGCGAGCAGGAGCTCCGCGAGAACCAGATCGCCCTGGCGAAGCAGGTCCAGGACAACTATGCCCAGCTCCAGGTGGCGCAGTCTAACTGGGCCAGCGGTGCACAAGGTGCCTGGCAGGACTACCTGAGCAACGCCCGCAACGTCGCCGGCCAGACCCGCGATGCCTTCACCGGCGCGCTGAAAGGCATGGAAGATTACCTCCTGTCCTTCATCACCGGGACCAAGGCCTCGTTCAAGGACCTGGTGCGCTCGATCATCGCGGACTTTGCCAGGATTCAGCTGAGGCAGGTCATCAGCGGCATCGGAGGCGGCAGTAGCGGTTCCGGTGGTCTGGTCGGCATGGCCAGCAGCCTGTTCGGCTCCAGCAGCACCGGCGGCAACGGCGGCAGCGGCTCGGGTATCTCCAACGGCCTGAGCCTGATGGATACCGGCCTCAAGGCCTACAACTTCCTCACCGGCACCGGCGCCAATCTGTATGGCGCCTACCAGGCTGGCGGACTCACTGGCGTCTACAACTACGGCGCGAACGCCATCTCCAGCTACTTCGGAGGGGCGGCTGCCAATGCTGGCGCGAATGCCGCGGCCTCCATCGGCGCGAACGCGGCGACCAACACCGGCTATGCCATCGGCCAGAACGTGGTCGCCGGCCAGGTCGGCAGCGCCACCTACGCAGGTGCGACCGGCACCGCTGGCAGTGCGGCCGCATCCACCGGCCTGTCGGCCCTGGGTGCTGCTGGATACGGCATCGGCGGCGCTATCGCCGGCTACCAGGCCGCAGGCGTGAAGGGCGCGGCGACCGGTGCCGCTGGCGCCATCGGCGGTGCCTACCTTGGCACCATGATCCTCCCGGGTATCGGCACCATCATCGGCGCCGCGCTGGGCAGCCTGCTCGGCAGCTCAGTGTGGGGCGGCGACTGGATCACCAAGGACAATGGCCTCGCCTTGGGCGTCACCGGCGGCAACTTCGACGGCGCCTCGTTCGAGTACCAGAAGAAGAAGGGCGGGCTGTTCGGTAAGAACAAGAAGCGCACCAACCTCACGGCGCTGGATGCGGTCACCGAGGACGCGCTGCAGGATACCTACGACACCACGGAAGAGAGCGTCGAGACCCTCTATAAGAAGCTCGGCGTCCAGCTCAACGACGGCGTCCTGAGCGGCCTCACCCTGGGCCGGACTCAGATCAGCACCAAGGACAAGACCCAGGAGGAGATCCAGAAGGAGATCACCGCATGGTTCGCGACCGTTGCCGACTCGATGACCGTGGCCATCAACGACGCGACCGGCGCCGGCCTGGGCGGGTACAAATTCGAGGCGCTGACGAACTTCGTCAACAACCTCTACAGCGTCAACGATGCCATCCGCTACCTGAACCTCGGCCTGTTCGAGACCAGCGTCGCCGGCGGCAAGCTGGCGGAATCGATGTCTGCGGCATCGGGCGGTCTCTCGACCCTGCAGCAGAACGCGGCCGGCTACTACCAGAACTTCTTCACCGATGCGGAGAAGGCCGACGACACCATGTCCGAGGCCATCCGCCAATTCGGCCTGGTGAACATCACGCTGCCGGCCACCCGGGACGGATTCCGGGACCTGGTCAAGTCGATGGACAAGACCACGGAAGCCGGTCAGGCGCAGATCGCCACGCTGCTCGCGCTCCAGGGCCAGGCTGACGCCTACTACGACGTGCTCGAACAGCGGCTGCAGCAGGCGACCCAGGCCCTGGCCGAGGCGCAGGCAGCGATGCTGAACGGGGCGATGGCCACGCTCCAGCGGGCGGCAAAGCGGGAGCAGGATGCCCTTGCCGATGCCTACGCGGCGCGCACCGCGTCGCTGAACGCCAGCCTGGCGACCTCGCAGTCGGCGGTTTCCTCGCTGACCTCGATGGCCACCAACCTGACCTCGGCGCTCCGCACGCTGCAGGGACAGAGCGATGCCGCGACCTCCGTGCTCTATGGACAGGCCACGGCAACTCTCGAGTCCGCCGCGGCGATTGCTCGTGCCGGCGGCAGCCTGGCGAACTTCCAGGGGCTGGACCAGGCGGTCTCCACCGTCGCCGGGAACAGCGCTGGGAAGTATGGCGACTGGCTGTCTTTCGCGCGTGACCAGGGCCGGTCCACCGCCCTGATCAACGAGCTGTCGATCACCGCCGGCGACCAGCTGACCAACGCCGAGAAGAGCGTCAAGAGCCTCCAGGACCAGCTCGATCTGAGCAGGAAGGCCTACGACTTCCAGGTCAAGGCCATCCAGTCCCAGCTCGATCTGGCGCAGGCGCAGCTGGACGGCATCAACGGCATCGACAACACGCTGATGAGCCTCGCCGAGGCCCTGAAGCAGTTCAGCGAAGCCGTGGGCGTGGCGCGGCCTGGCGGTACCGGCGCGGTCAATGCCGACAGCCTGATCGACGCTGCCTACAAGGCGGTGCTCGGCCGGGCGCCGGACAAAGCCGGGGCCGACTACTGGAAGCAGCAGCTGGGCAGCGGAAGCCTGAACAGCAACAACCTCGCGGACGCTATTCGGCAGGCGGGCAATGCCAACGGCGAGACCATCGGTGCCGCGTACCAGGCCGTTCTTGGCCGGGCGCCCGACGCTGCGGGTCTGGCGTACTGGCAGCAGCAAATGGCCGCCGGAAACATCTCTGACATCAATGCAGCCATCCGCGCTGCGGCGATGGCCAATGGGCAGATTCCGGCGTTCGCCAGTGGTGGCCAGTACATGGGCGGCAAGGCGCTGGTGGGCGAGCAGGGGCCCGAGATCATCGATTTCGCCCAGCCCGGCTACGTCTACAACGCCCGCCAGACCGCAGGGATGCTGTCCGAGGCCGACCTCAGCCGCGTCGTCGCGCTGCTGCAGCAGATCCTCAACGCCACCGGTACCGGAAACGATCGCTTGTTCTGGGTCGTGGACAACACCCGGAAGACCGCGGCGAACACCGGGGTACTTCGTAACCAGGCTGCTGCTGAAGGAGCCACAGCATGATGATGATCAAGCCGGTAGGCATTACGCCGGCGAACCTCTACTCCAGCGTGCCGGAGACGGATGCTCCGGCCTGGGTGGCGGGGACCTACAAGAAGGGCGACCGGGTCATCCAGAACCACCATGTGTTCGAGTCTTTGGTCGACACCAACAACGTCGAGCCGGCCAAGGACAGCGCCACGGCGCCGAAGTGGCTAGACACAAGCGCCACCAACCGCTGGCGGATGTTCGATAAGTCCGCCGGCCAGGTGATCACCCAGGCCAGCGGCCAGGTGCAGCGGCAGGTAACGCTGCTGGGCACCCTCACGTCGAACCCCACGAGCATCGAGGTCGACATCACGCCGGGCTCGGTGGTGAACGCCCTGGCGCTGTTCGGCCTGTCGGGCTACCAGGCGACCATCACGATGACCGATCCCGTGGACGGGGTGGTCTACGGGCCGAAGGTGGTCAGCCTGGTCGATCCGGCGGCCGGCGATATGTGGGAGTGGCTGTTCACGTCGGTAGAGCGGGTGGATTCCTTCGCCCTGACCGATCTCCCAGCCTACGGCACGGCGCGGATCCACATCCTGGTGGAGGCGGGAGCCGGCGGCACCGCTACTTGCTCCATGGCGGTGGCCGGCCAGGTTGTCACCCTGGGCACCGCGCTCATGGGGGCGCAGTTCAGCATCACCGACTTCAGCACGAAGGAGAAGGACACCTTCGGGAACGACTACGTGACCGAACGGGGCTACAGCTACAACGTCACCTACCCGATCTCGATCCCCGACGGCCAGGTCACAAGCTTCCGGCGCCTGCTAACCCAATACCTCACGCGGCCCGCCGTCTTCATCGGCGACCTGAAGCGCGAGTGGACCCTCATCTACGGCCGGTTCGGCGACCTCAACGTGGTCTGCCCGAACGGCAAGTATTCCGAATGCACCCTTGAAGTAGGAGCGCTCATCTGATGGCAAACCCCTCTATCAATCCGCTGCCGCAGGCACCGAACCGGGCAATGGCGCGCACCGTCTACCCGGTCGTCGCCGATGCCTGGGCCGCTGCCATCGGCCCCTGGACAACCCAGGTCAACGACGTCGTTACCTGGATGGGGAAGCAGGTCGACGCAATCGCTGCCTCTGTCAAGGCTGTATCGGACAGCGCGACTGCCGCCGGGCAGGCCGTGACCGATGCCCAGGCCCAGGTGAAGCTGGCCACCGACCAGGCCCAGGCCTCGAAGGGCTCGGCGGAATCCGCCGCCGGCTCCCTGGCCTCCGTGAAGGTGGTAGCGCAAGCGGTAGATGCGGCAGCCGGCCTGCCGCCGGCCAATCTTCCAGGTGGCGTTCTCCGCCAAGCTTTGGACGGGAGCGGCAAGAAGGAATGGTGGCTGCCGGTACTGAGCCAAGTTGGCGACACTGTCACCAGTACTCAAGCACCCACTTCCGATTGGGTACCTACTGGCGGCATTTATCTGCAATCCACTTATCCAGCGCTTTACGCCAAACTCGGTAAAATTCCTGACTTCCGTGACGACCAGTTCCAAACGTTTAATTGGCCTGGCAACTCGACAGTAAACCTTGGGTCAATGGCCTACGGTAACGGAATGCTCTTTGCTCAAGGTATCCCGGCGAACACTAACGACTACAGATTCCTTTATACCAAAGACTTTGGCGTCACTTGGAACACCCTGATAAAGAATGCCAACTATCAAGTTAACCAGATTGCATTCGGCAATAACCTTTTCTTAGCTCCGGATAATGGTGGCAACATTGTCACCATCTTTGACACCACCACCTACCAGTCTTCTATCTCCTATTTGCCGTCGCAAGGTAACTGGTTTTATTGCGTTTTCGGCAATAACACTTTTATCGTTCTGGCTTCTGGCGGATCAACTAGCAACCAGGCACGCTCAACTGATAACGGCAAAACTTGGCAAACCAGCACCTTTCCGACAGACATGGTAAACATAGGGCAGGTCATCTATTTTAATGGCTTGTTCATGGTGTTTTCTGGCAGCAGCACTTTTGCGTTCTATTACACTTCGCCCGATGGGCTGAGCTGGACTAAAAGAGCTGCGCCGGCTGCCTTAAACTTTTCGCTAAGGAACACTGTCACCACTAACGGCACCCTGATTGCCATGGACGCCAGCACCACCTATAAAACAACAAACGGCATTAACTGGACCAATAATTTAGGCGGCAACCCTTTCAACTATGTCGCCGGTGCTTGGGCAGTTTGTGCCGGCGATGGGGTGTTCTTAGCTATTCCGACCAGCACTTATAGCGGTAAGGTTTATTTTAGTATGGACGGCTTCATCTGGAGCAGTCGGAACAAGTTTATTACTCCAACTACCCAAGGTATTTATACTCCCATCTACGCTGGCGGCAACTTCTTAGCATCCGTGGGCCAGCAAGGCTACATTTGGAAAATCAAAGGATTCAGCTACAACACATCTCTGCAATTCTACGCGTCAGACGCTCCGCAGACTGGGCAAATTGGATTCACCCAATATGTAAGGGCCAATTAAATGGAAGAATATACGTGGTACGTTTATGACGGCGCCGGTTACTTTCTTTACGAAATTACTCAGATTGAGACCCTGCCAATTCCAAGCCCATCAACTAACATTCCTCCGCCCGAAACTCATGGGGCCGAGGTTGCGGTTTGGCGCGATTGGCTGAACGACTGGGAAGTGTTGCCAAGCAAGCCGGTGCCTCCGCCGCCGAGCGCACAGCCCTGGGAGATCGACCAGGAGAAGGACCGGCGTACAGCCATGGGCTTCATGTTCGAAGGCAAGTCCTACCTTACCGAGACCCAGAGCCAGATGAACGATATCTTGGGCGCTCTGGCTGACGCCACCGCGGCGATCACCGTCGATCAGGCGCAGCCCGGCGACCTGCGCTGGGCCGACCCCAGGTACGACTTCGCATGGAGCGCCGCCGATGGCAGCGGCGTGCCGATGGACGCCCAGACCTGCCTGGCTTTCACCCGCGCGGCGGTCCGCCGGAAGTCCCTGCTGGTCGGCGCAGGGTTGGCGCTGAAGGCCATGAACCCGATCCCGGTCGACTACATGGACGACAAATACTGGCCGGCGATGGACAGCACGGCCAAGGCTGCCCGCAAATGACGCCCGCCGTCGGCAAGTTCGACCGATACCCGCTGATGCGGCAGACGTCGCGCTGGGAGTGGGTGGTGGAGGAGGTGTTCTCCTTCCACGACCCGGTGGTGGGTGTGATCACCTGCCCGGCGCCGTCGGCCACGGACCTGGCCAGCATCCGCTTCCTCCGGGAGGTGTTCCGCTGGGGAGCGATCATCGCCGTGGTGTTCGGCATGTTCAGCGCCGCCTTCGGCCTGCCGGTAGTGCTGTCCATCGTCGCCGCGGTCATCGCCCTGGTGGCAGTGCTGCTGTACGCCTTCATCGCCGGCTATGGCAACCGCATGAGCGCCATGCACGACTTCCTGTACCGCACGATGCTTTTCCCCAAGGAGGTGTGCGACCAGATCCTCTGGCGCATGGCCAGGACCGGGGAGGGCATGGCGCGCCCGCGAGCCGCCGTCTTCTACCTGGGACCTGTGCTCGGCGGCCGGCGCCGCTACGGACGGCGCTGAATCCTCACGCTCGCGCGGAATCGCCCGCCGAATAGCGCCGCCACTACCTGAATCCTCGCGCTCGTGAGGACACCAAACCCGATCAGCCCGCCACCGCGCGGGCTTTTTTTTGCCCGGAGAAAACCCATGCGGACATCCGCCGAGGGCGTCGCCCTCATGCACCACTACGAAAGCTGTCGCCTCAGTGCCTATCCCGACCCAGGTAGTGTGGACGGCCGCCCTTGGACGATCGGCTGGGGCCACACCAGTCCGGAGGTCAGGCGCGGTCTCGTGTGGACCCAGGCCCAGGCCGACGCCACCTTCCTCAGGGACCTGTCCGCAACTGAAGCCGGCGTGCAGCGCCTGGTCAAGGTCCCTCTGACCCAGTGCCAGTTCGATGCCTTGGTCTCGTTCGCCTACAACGTGGGCCTGGACGAGAACCAGAACGGCAAGGCCGAGGGCCTGGGCGAATCGACCCTCCTGCGCAAGCTGAACGCCAAGGACTATGCCGGCGCCGCCGAGCAGTTCCTGGTCTGGAACAAGAACGATGGGACGGTGATGTATGGCCTGACCCGGCGCCGCACCGCCGAACGATCCCTGTTCCTGGGGGCCACCTCCGCCGTGGCGATCGCCGCCGGCGACAAGGCCAAGCGCGCTACCGCCTGACCCACCCATTCCGCTGTACCCACCGCGTCACCTCAAGGAGAGGGACCATGCCCCTGCCTATCTCGGATCTACCGTTCCAGCGCCTGTTCGGCGACCTCTACAAGCGTCTTGACGACCAGGGCCGCCTCGATGGCCTGATGACCACCGGGACGAACGTGCTGACCAAGCACCTGTTCGGCCGGATGAAGACCCAGGACGCCGCCAACGCCATCACCTTCAATATGCAGATCGAGCTGGAGGCGCCGTTCATGGCCTTCCGGATCGGCATCCCAAATATCCATACCGCGGCGGTCACCGGCGTGAAAGCCAGCGTCGGGCTCTCGGCCTCGGCGCCTGCGGCGAACTACCTGGTGCAGACCTCGCCCGAGGGCGGCGAGTGGATCGATTGCACCTTCAACGGTTCGGCGACGGTGGACCTGCTGAAGCAGATCGACGCCGAGCGCTACAGCATGACCTGGTCGGATCTCATCGAGCTGCCCAGCGTCGCGCGCACGGATGTCGTCAATGGGCGTCCCATCGTCATGGTGCGGATCGAATACCCGGCCGGCTCCAAGCTGACGACCCCCTTCAACGACCTCTACTACTGGCGCTCGATCGGCCCGCGCATCTACTGCTGCTCGAACCAGGAAGTGCAGGGCGTCACCAACAAGGGCGCCTTCACCCAGAACAACGTCTATTCCAGCGGTGGCGATGCGAAGGCGGTGGTGCCAGCGATCCAGTACGTCAGCCAGGCCCGTGGCCACCAGCTGATGCTCTGCGGCGACAGCATCGTCGAAGGCCTCGGTGGTGACGTCCGGGACTATGGCGCTATTCAGCGCGCGGCCTATGAGCTGAGCACGCCCACGCGGCCCATCGAATACTGGAACGCCGGCCTCCATGCCCAGGCGCCGGCGGTCTACAGCAGGATGGTGGACGACCATGTCGACCGCGTGCGTCCCACGGTGCTGTTTTATGCGCCCTGGTCGGTGAACGACGTGGCAGCCGGCGGCATCACCAAGGCGGCTCTGCAGAGGGTCCAGGCAAACCTGGCCCGGGTGATGGCGACGCTCCAAAGCAAAGGGCAGCGACCGCTGCTGGCGATCCTCGAAGCGTTGCCGTGCAACACCGACTACCGCGCGGTGGGCGCCGCGGACAGCATCCGGCGCGATTTCAACGCCAACTATCTGCCGAGCCTGTCCGGGGTGGTGCTCATGTCCGGCTACGCCGCGGCAATCACCGGCGCCCGGGACGCCAGCGGCCAGGACCAGCTCCGTGATGGTGCGACCATCGACAAGGTCCATCCCAACGACGTGGGTTACATCCTGCTTAAGGCGATCCCGAAGGCCTTCCTGACCCTGCTGCTGGATCGGGTGCAGTAATGGCCATCGTCGAGCAGTACAGGGTGGCCGTGCTATGGGTCGCCGCAGTCGTGTTGCTCGCCGTGGGCGCGCTGGCTGGTGCCGGCGCGGCCTACTGGGTGACCGCCGGCCACTACCGGCCGACCGTCAAGGACCTGCAGGAAAAGGTGGAGGCCGCGGCCAGCACCCTGGCGTCCTGCCGAACCACCAGCAGCACGCTGGAAGGGCAGGTCGGGCAGCAGAACCTGGCCCTGGCCGATCTCCGCCTGGCCGCCGAGAAGCGCGCCAAGGAGGCTGAGCCGATCCAGCAGCAGGCCGCGAAGGCAGCCGCCGACGATTACCAGGCCGCCAATCGCCTGCAGCAGGAGCGCACTGGCGGCGACCCGGCGACAGCCGCCGCGGCCATCATCGACAAGGAGCTGGGGCTATGAGGTGGATCATGGTGGGGGTGCTGGTCGCGCTGGCGGGGTGTGGCGCCCAGCCCGTTGTCGAGCCCGAGCCGCGTGTGGTGCGCGTCGAGGTGCCAGTCCAGGTGCCGTGCCGGGTGAAGGAGCCGGCAGTGCCGGCTTGGGCGGCAGATGGACTGCGGAGGGAGGACAGCCTGGAGGTGAAGGTCCGGGCGCTGCTGGCTGAGCGAAGGCAAAGGATTGGGTACGAAACGCAGCTATCTGCAGCCGCAACCAGCTGCCAGTGATCCGAGTGCAGATCGCATCTTCAGAGCCAAGCGGCTGTACTCAAGCGGTCTAAAGACTGGTCGATAACTAGGGCATCGGCCAGCCACTGCCATCTAGAAGCGCTAAAAATGTCTAACGTTGATAACGTCTCCATTAAGACCGGATTCTGTCGTTTATGTTGTGAAGAGTCACAGCTGTGTGACTCTCACATAATTCCGAGAGCATTCTTCAAGATGGCGAAGGATAGAAGTTCACAGCTTGTCATTATGACAATTCCAGGGGTAGAGAAGCCTCGTTTGGATAACGTGAACTGGACGGAGCCCCTACTTTGTAAGCAATGTGAAGGGTTCTTGAGGGATAGTTATGAAACGTCTCAGATAGAAAAACTGAAAGGTGCTCGCGATAAGGTCACGACGGCCCACGAGAAGCTGACGCTATATGCTCTTGACTATCAGCGATTCTATCTTTTTTGGTTGAGTATATTTTGGAGGGCTAGCGTTTCAAAGCTAGAGGTTTTTTCAAGCGTGGAATTGCCTTTAGAGATAATGGACCTTATGCGGTTCGCCATTCAGAGCCGGCGAGTCAAATATCATCACTACGACCTAAGTGATTTACTCCAAATTGGTATAGTAAAAATCAAGCCGCATGGGTATATGAAGAACGAGGATGTTCGAGGGCTGATGAGCTCTTTCAAAGTCTTCAATAACAACGGCTTTCCCTGCTACTTGCTTTTTGTAGGAGGGTTAGCTGTTGTTTATCAGCTGGCAGATGAGATTCGAGCGTCAATGCCAGCCGGGTTTAAGGGAATAAAAAATAGTAGGGTTTATCGAATACCTAAGTACGAGCCAGCTGAGTGCGAAGTGCTACGCCAAGTTTTTAGTGATACGGCAGATATAGCGCTAAAGTTCCCCGACCTAATGAACGGAAAATCTTGAAAGGTCCTAAGGTAGGGGACTTAGAGAAACGACCTTGTGACCGTCCCAGCGCCCGGCCAACACCATTTCGTAGAGCCGACCGTCGATCTCGGCGGCGGTTGGCGTCACGAACACACCCAGGACCTCCTCCTGGCGCATGTCCACCAAGTGGATACGCCCCTCGCCGCGGCGGCTGAACTGGCCAACCGGCAGGCGGCCGAGCTCTGGCCTGACGAAGCTGGGGCCGCCTGAGGTAGCCCACACCTCGCCGGTGTCCGGGCAGGTCAGTTCGTAGCTGAGCCTGATGTCCCATCCGCGAGGCCAGGTCGCGTGAATCTCCAGCGAGCAGTCGAACCCCGCATCCGCCAGCTCGCAGAACTCGACGCAGTCAGGTTGGCTGATGGCCCTGCGCTCCAGCAGGGCGAGGGCGGCCGAGGTGCAGAACCGATGCCACATCTCCGGGAAGTTGAGCCGGTCGCGCTCATCGGCGAGGTAATCCCGCAAGCCGGTGACGGTGGGGTTGTCTGGGTCGAAAAGCATAGTCGCGTCCTTGCTGTTCGGACATACAGTAGTTCCGTCGAGAAGGATGTCGAGCATGTGGTGACGAAAGGAGGGGTTTCTAGGTCGGCAGAACGCCGGAAGGAGGGGCGAAATCGTTTCCGCATCGAATTTTGCAACCCGCGCCAATGCTGCGTTTCGCGCGGTCAAAAGGGTAAAGCTTGCGGAAATGATTTGCGTGTAAGACAATGATTTAGCTGAATTTTGGAGGCGGATTGCAAATCCGTGTACGCCGGTTCGATTCCGACCTCGGCCTCCACTATTGAGAGCCCCGTAGATCAACGATCTACGGGGTTTTTCATTTGTGCTGAGGAAAGGTCAGTTTCCGCAACTATCGACATCGTTTCCGCAACCGACCGTTACTTGGTCGGTGCCACGACCTCGCCCAGGCGCCGATACACTCGCTGGGTGATGGCCTCCTTGGTGTGCCCGAGCAGCTTGCTGGCATGGCCAAGGTCCTCGATCTCTGTCGCCGCTTTCGGCCGGATGTCCCTGAATTGGAATTGCCGGATCTGACCGGCCAGCGGGACGTCGCCTTTCTCCTCGACTGCCTTCGCAGCTGCCTCTCGCGCCTCATCCCATCGGTTCCTCAACATCGCCGCACTCATACGCAAGCCGGTCGCGTTGGTGATCAGCGTCGAGGTCCGGATCCCCGCCAGGGCGCGCCGCTCCATCAATCCTTCCAAGAACACTCCCAGGCCTGTCGCCGCCTCACCATCTCGCAGGCGGATCCGGAGCCGCTTGTCCGTCTTGTTCTGGCCCACGAGCAGGTAGCCGCCGGCAATATCGGTGGTCGCCATCTTGATCGTGTCGGCTGGGCGCTGGCCCGTCAGGTAGGCCAGGTCCATGGCATCCCGCAGCTCAGGCGGAGCCGTCTGGTATACGGCGGCCCACACCTGCTCGCCAGCATAGTAGTCGCGGACCTTCTCCTTGTTCCGACGGACCCTGGTGCAGGGGTTCTCCTTTTCCGTGAGGCCCCATTCCCTCGCGATGTTCCAGACGTGAGAGAGCAGGGCGATCTCGCGGTTGCCCCGAGTCTTCGCCGTCCTGGCGTCCCGGTACTGGGCGACGACCTGGGGCGTGATAGCGTCGATGGGGGCCTGGTCGAAGGCCTTACGCAGTTGCTTCATCTCGGCGCGGTTGTCGTGCTGAGTCCGCGGCGACTTCGTTGGAATGATCTCCCGTTCGTACCGATCGAAGACGGCGCCCATCAGCCGCATCAGCTTCGGCTGCGTCTGGCGCTCCAGGCGAGCCCACTCGACACGTGCTTCGTCCAGGTCGGAGCCGAGCGGAATCTCCTTGCGGTTTCCCTGGTCGTCCCGGCCGTTGTAGTAGTAGCCGATCCAGACTTTTCCGGACTTCAGTGCCCGTTCGCGCTTCACCATCCGCGGTGGTAGGGCGCGGTTCCCTGCTTTCTTCGGACGCATGTCAACTCACTTTCGATAGATCCAGGGCCCAGGTCTCAGCCGCGGCATTCGCAGCGTTCGGTTTGACGCCGGCCAGCTTCAGCCGGGCATAGACGCGGCCAACGACGGGCCGGCCTGCGGCATTGATCTCGTAGCGCCAGCCGTGGGAGTCGAGCCATGCACGCTGGGCGCGGGTCTGCTTCCGGCCGATCATGGTGGCCAGCTCCTGGCCGTCGAGGAACTCAGATACTTCGGGCATAGGGAGTCCTTCGCCGGCCGGCGGCCAGCGGTGCGGGGTGATTGGAAAAGATTGCTACGCCCAGGGCGGCGTATGATCCGGGAAACGCTATGGAGCGCTCGACATGAAGAAGGTCTTCAGCAACCCGCTGTTCCTTGCAGGACTGCCGCTTCTGGTATGCGGCATCGCCTTTGGTGAAAGCGATGCATCGGGCTATTCAGCCGTCGCTGCAGGGTTCTTTATTCCCGGGCTGGCGCTGATTGCATGCGGCATCGCGGCAGCTCGGAAGCAAAAGGGCTAATTGATGTATGTCGTCTTGTAGTAGCTGACGACCTGCGGGGTGCAGCCCACCAGCCTGGCGATCTGGACGCTCGTCAAATCCTGCTCCAGCAGCGTGAGCACCAGGCGCTTGGTCTGGCGCACCCTCGCCGAGGGCTTTATTAGGTCCTCGCCGCGCTTCTTGGCTCGGTAGTACCGCTCGCGCACCGCCTCGTAGGCGATGCCGTAGCGGTCGGACACCTCGCGCAGCGTGAGCCGCTCGCCGCGCACTAAGGTTTTGATGGGTTGCCGAGCGATGTCAGGGTCCTCGTGCTGAATCAGGAGTAGGGGGATTGCAGCGCAGGCACCCGCAGGTGCCGACGCGCTGGCCGCTGGTGCGGCAGTAGATTGGGCGAATCGCCGCTTCTGATGTATTTTTCGTCATGTCTGTATTACTTGCGCTTGGGTTTGAATTGATATCCCTTTGAAATGGATTTGGAAGGAGTCTGTATGGCTTTTGAAAAAACACAGCCCGGCAATCCGCATCGCCTTACTATCAGGCAGCACATAATCCCCAAAGCCCTGATCGGTCAGTTCAGCAATGAAAGAGGTCAGGTACAGCTGAAGTCTAAAAGACTTGGAAAGTTATTAAATCTTGATCCTGATGCCGATATGTTTGTAGCGAAACGACTCTGGGATCAAAAGGCTGAGATAGTAGGGAAACAGATAGAGGATGCTTTTATCTCTTTAGCTCTAACTATCTCAAGTGATACTAATTATTCGATACAAGGCCAGGATAAGTTGGTGGTCGAGGAGTTTTATGCTTTATGGCGTAGTCGTCACCAGTTTCTTGTGACTCCGCTGTCTGATTCCGTTGTTAATGGGGTAACTGGTGATAATTTGGATATAAACGCTCGCGAGGTCATCGAAAAGAAGCACGCGATGTATATCCAAGCGGATGGATCAGTTCCTGCTCGTTTTTCAATGGGTATACAGATCACTATCAATATCGATCAATTTGTGCACAAAGTGCGGGATTACCGCTGGGGTGTTTTGCGCTCGGATGGTGGGCACTTTATGTTTCCCGATACGTTCTCTGAATGGTTGATGATTCCGATATCTCCAACGATTCTAATTGCTGCTCAGTGTGCTAATGCGATTGTGTCTAGAGAGCAGGTGGGGCTGATCAATAATTACGCAATCGATAGCTCTCATGATTATGTTTTCTCACGAGAGCTATCTAAATGCCCGACGTAGAGGGCTGCGTTTGCCTATCCGGCTTTGCGTGTGTCCTGAGCCTCACACAAGGAGAGTTTCCAGGGATCATTCGCCCGGGCAATCGCGGCCATGTGGGGAGGGCTGACGCTGTTCCCGCACATATGCACCTGCTGGCTCTTTGTGAAGACCTTGCCGTCGGCGACGCGGTCGATCTGGTAGTCGTCTGGGAAGCCCTGGGCGCGGTAGAGTTCACGCGGCTGCAGCATGCGCAGGCCGATGTCCACCACCACGTAGGGCGTGCCCTGGATGGTGACGGTGACCAGGGCCAGCCGGTCCTTGGTGGTGACCTTGGGCGATGGCTCGTCCGGCCGGCTGGTGTTGTCAGTGCCGTAGTAGCTCATCAGGAAGGCCGCCACGCGCAGGGCGCCGGCTTCGACCTCGGGCGAAAGCTGCAGCTCGACCACCGAGGTCTTGCCGCCGCCGCCCGCGGTAAAGGTGGGCGCCGGCTCGTCCACGCCCTGGCCGATGGAGGCGCCGAACTGGCGGGACAGGAAGGCGGTGACCGCGCCATGGTGCTGGCCCGCGGCGCTGATGGTGTGCAGCGGATCCTGTGGCGCCCGGGCATCGCAGTTGCCGCGGAGGTGGGCGAGGGTGGCCACCGCCAGGCGCTGCTGGCTGCCCGAGTTGGTCACGGTGGTCATCGGCCGCTCTACGCTGTGCGCTGGCGTGGCATTGAAGCCGCCATTCGCCTGCTCCAGGAAGGCAGTGCAGACGCCCATGGCGTGGGCTGCGCCGGCCGGGCGCTGGCAGTTGCCGCCGCTGGTGATGGTGGGCATCGGCTCGTCGGCTGCTGCGCCGGCTGAGTCAAAGCGAAATTTCACCAGGTGGGCAGCTGCCACCGCGTGCTTGATGCCGCCAGCCATCACCGTGCCCAGGGGCTTGTCGAGGCCGGGCACCCGCGGCTCCTGGCCGTCCCGCTCGCCGTAGCCGACCGACACCAGGGTGGGCGCCACGATGGCCCGGTGGTTTTCGGTCAGGACGCTGCCCAGCGGCGCGCCGGCATCAGCAGGCTTTCCGGCATAGGCCGGGCCGCCGAGCCCGACCAGAGTGGGGCTCACCAGCATCTGCTCGCCACGGTTGGCGCAGGTGACGGTGGGCAGGGGCTGGCGCGGGTCGGTCACCCGGTCGCCGCCCTGGTGGGTGGCTGGCGCGAAGACCGGGCTGGCCACCGCGAACGAGCCACCCCGCGGCCAGGCGGTGACGGTGTGCAGCGGGTTGGCCGTCGAAAGCGCGACCTCCTGCGACCAGTTGGCGATCGGCACGATGAAGGGGTCAGCAGCGTCGAGCACGAACTTCCGCATCCCCTTGGCCACCCGGCGCAGCGTGGCAGCGGCCAGCGGCTTCTTCCGCTCGAAGATCGATGGGCAGGGGATCGACCAGTCGATGCACTCGGAGGCGCTGCGCCACTTCTTCTGGCCCTTGGCCGGGGTCTTGGCATGCGTGGGCGCCGGCCAGACGATGGGCTGCCCATCGCAGCGGGCGATCATGAACAGGCGCTCGCGGCTGGTGGGCGCGCCGTAGTCGCAGGCCCGGCCGACTTGCCACTCTACTTGGTAGCCCATGCCTTGCAGCAGCTGGACGAAACGGCGCCAGGTCTGGCCCTTGCGCTTCGGGTCCGGCACCAGGAACTGCTGGTGCACTGGTACGCGCTCGCCTTGGGCGGCCACAGTGCCGTCGACCTTCATCACCCGGCCGGTGACCTTGCAGCGCTTGGCGATCAGCGGGCCCCACTGCAGGATCTGCTTCACGTTCTCCAGGCTGATCACTCGGGGGCGCTTCTTGCCGGCCCACTTCAGCCCGATCCATGACAGGTTCCGGATCTCGCGCTTCCGCGGCTGGCCGCCGGCGGCCTGGCTGTGGTGGGTGCAGTCGGGGCTCATATGGAACCAGCCGACCGGGCGGCCCGCGCACTCGGCGTCCGGATCACCGTCGAAAACGTCGGTGGTGAAGTGCAGGGCGGTGGGGTGGTTGGCGGTGTGCATGCTGATCGCCGCGGAGCTGTGGTTCTTGGCCACGGCCACCGGGCGGCCCAGGCCCATCTCCAGCCCGGTGCCAGCGCCGCCGCCACCACAGAAGAAGTCCACGATGATCTCGTCGTCCTGGCTGCTGAAGCCCAGGCCGTACTGCGTTTTGAAGTCGAGCGAGGCCCGCCGCTGGAATGCGGTCATGTTCGGTTTCCTTGTGGGGTAGGTAATCAGGCGGCTGGCGTGGTTGCAGCCTTCTCCAGCATCTCCACGATCTTGGCGTAGGCCTCGGGGTGCTGAAGGTCGAAGGTGGGGAGGTGCGGGCCAGGCAGCCACTGGCCGCGGATCTCGCCGCGCACCAGCCAGGGCCTGCCGCCGCTGATCCAGACGCTGGTGCTGATGCCGTGCTCGGCGATCTGTTTCGCGGTGATGAAGCCCTGGTGCCGCAGCGTGAACAGCACCTTCAGGGCGCGCTCCTTCCAGGGCGTCAGCCGCAGCGGCGCGGGCACGCCGGCCGGGACATCCGGCACCACACAGGGCACTTCGCATCGCTCTGCGGGGTTCCAGTCGAAGGGCGCCACCCGGTAAAGGTAGTTGCCCGTCCACTCGTCGAGGTTGAAGGTCCAGCTATCTTCCGTCTGGCCTCGGCGCCAGCGGGCGCTCGACCTGGGCGCCAGCACCGACACGCCCAGGGCCTCCAGCATCCGGCCGATACCCTGGTTCGCTTCAGTGATCGACCCCACGATGACCATGCGGTAATCGGGGCCAGGCGAGCCGTAGCGGTAGGCCCAGGGGTCCGGGAGGATCTGGTCCGCCACCTTGGCGTTCAGCTTGACCTTGGCCTCCACGCCGATCTGCCAGCCATCCTCATGGACGACCAGCACGTCGAAGCCACCAGTCTCTGGGTAGCAGACCCACCCGGCCTGCTGGTTGAACTCGTCGATGAATGCGGCGCAGAGCTCGCGCTCTGAGCCGATGAAGGCAGGGCGGGTCATGTGGATGCTCCTGAGTGGTCAGTCGCCGCAGAAGCACTCGATGGCTTCTTCGTCCTCGAATAAGTCGTATTGGGTATCGGCGTAGTCCAGCATCTGTTGGTAGCTAGGCCTGTCGCTCCGGAATCTTGCTCCACCACCAGAAATTGCGCCGGAAGAGTCAGCCCATGTCTCTGCTTGGGCCCACCAGGTGCCGCGCTGACGATCGCTGGCGATGATGCTGTAGACCTGGCGAGCGCCCTTGAGGAAGCAAAGATCGCAGTTTCCGAGAAGCGTCCTGCCGTTGATGGTCGGAAGTCTGAGATTGAAGGGCTGTCCCTGCCAGAACGTCGCAATGTCTGCTACGGCTACACCCGCGTCTGCGAGTGGGAGGATCATGGATGCGTGCTTGCTTTCAGACGTGCTCCCGCGTGCCCTGATCTTAGCTATCCGCCGCGGCTCATCTGCTCGGATACCCGTCATCATGTCGATGGGGACATCTTCGGTGCTCCATCCGATACTCCGCATGTACTTGTGCATCACGCGAATTTTGAGTTCGACCGTACAGAATCGCGTAACGGGATTGGGTAGGTACTGCCGCTTTCGTATCAATACTTCGAATGGCTCGCCATTGCGGCTGGCAGTATCGAAATCGACTACCTTAAACCCTTGATCGTTATCCCTGAACTCCAACCAGACGATGTCCACCCCCCAGAAATGACCGCATTCCCTTACGAATTCCAGGGTGGACTCATGCTCCTTGCCGGTATTTGCGAAGCAGACGACCAGATCGGATAAATCGGCGTTATGGTCGAGCACCTGACGAAGCATGTAGGCGCTAGTACGTCCTCCACTGAAGCTGAGGCACGTCGGGCCGGTCAGTTTGTATGGATTCCATGCGGAATCCCTTTTCACTGCGTGATGGTTAGGGCGCATGGATCATTCTCGGGGGTGGGTGAAGCAAGGCGGCTATGCCGCCGCCTGTTCCTGGTTGGTGATGACGCCGCCCTGGATCCACACCTGCTGGATCCCCGCCGGCACCTTCGCCATGGGCTCCTTCATCGTCCCGGCCATGACCGCGCTATCGAGGTCGCCGGAGCGGGTCAGGGCCAGCAGCAGCTTCAGCGCCTGAGGGCGGGCGCTGGGCTGCAGCACGTCGAAGCGATCCAGCAGCACCAGGCGGATGCCGGACAGCCGCGCGATGGCGATGGCCAGCAGGGTGTCGGCGCGCCACTTCTCCGATTC